AGGTCAGATAATACCGGTTTGGGCGGGGAGTTATTATGCATTAACGACTACGCAAAAATTATATCGGTGCATGGTTTCGGCATGGGAAACTGGAATCAGATCATGACTAAAATGACCACCGGTGGAGATATGTACCAGACCCACATCCGCACTTCGAGAAATGTGAGTATGGTTCTTGCGTATAACGGCAAAGATCAAGGGGAGTTGCAAGCCAACCGTAAAGTGATTCTTGACGCATTACGCCCAGACCTGCTAAGCAACCTACCCGTAAGAGAACAATTTGGCATAAATATGCCGAGCGCTTGGCGCGGGCATGAACAGCGCATTATCCGCTATCAGGGCTTTGATGAAAACGGGAATGAAGCCACAGAGCCCGTTGATATTGTTTGCGTGTTCCAACCGAGTCATGCCGACACGCCAGATACGCCGGTGTTTCAGAAAGATATTTTGAATTTTACCGTTCCGAGCGGACTGTTTCAGGGCGCGTATAACGAGGGCAAGGAGCTCGACTTATACGCCGAATTTCCCGCCGAATTTATCGTCAAGCGCGATAAGGACGGTAACTGGTGCAAGTGGAATGGAACGAGTTACGACAACTTGATGAAAGGTCAAGGCACGGTGCAGGGACTGAATGGCGCAGTTAATTGCATGGCAGAGGGACCGGACGGCAAGATTTATGTTGGCGGCAACTTTACCGATGCTGGCGGAATTGCAGGCGCCGATTATTTAGCACGCTGGAATCCGATAAATGAAGTGTGGGAAACAGTGGTGGCTGGAATAAGTTCATCAGTTATGGCACTGGCTTTTGATGCTAACGGTGATTTATATATAGGGGGTGCATTTGCAAGTTTAGGCAGTACCGATGGCAATTATATTGTCAAGATAACAGGATTGGAGCCAGGTGGTTCGCCTACCGTCAACGCGCTTGGAACGGGTGCAAATAATCTTGTTCGGACAATTGCGATTGCGCCTGATGGAGATGTTTATGCTGGTGGGGATTTTACCAGTGCGGGTGGCGTTGCAAATACAATTCATATAGCTAAATGGACGTTCGACAGCGGTTACACCTGGGCTCCGCTTGCCACTGGATTAATTAGTAGCGTCTATGCACTTGATTTTGCACCGAACGGTGATTTATATATCGGCGGAAATTTTTTGAATGCTACTATAGATGGCTATGGCGATTACCTGTGCTACTGGGATGGAAGTGAGTTCAATCGAGTTGGAACAGTTGAATTAATCTCAGGCGGTTTTGTACGCGCCCTCGCTTTCGGGGAAACCGGCTATCTATACGTTGGCGGCATATTTACAAACGCAGGCGATATTCCAAACGCCGATTATATTGCGAAGTGGAGCGGAACTCAATGGGAATCGCTTGGCACTGGGACTAATAATTACGTTTGGAAACTCGTGGTCAATTCTGGCAAAGTATATGCCGCTGGCGAATTCACAGTCGCCGGTGGATTAACTCTTACAGATCGCGTTGCTGTTTGGTCTAACGGGGCGTGGCAGCCTTTAGACGTTAATCTACCAGGAACGGCAACGGTAAGGGCGATTCTACCCGCCTCAGACGGCTCGCTTTACATCGGCGGCAATTTCTCAACTATCAGCGCCGGCGAAAATGCCAAAACCGGCGTGGTGGCTCTCAACCTGAACGTCACAAGCGCAAGCGCAAATACGTATCCGGTTATTAGCGTCACCGGTCCTGGTACGCTCAAAATGATCACAAACTATCGCACTGGGAAAAGCGTCGCTTTTGACGGGCTAACGCTGCAACCCGGCGAATGGATCAGCTTGAACTTCGACCCGCTCAACCTCAGCTTCAGAAGTGGATGGGATGGGCGCGGCAACCTGATGCGCTATATCATCCCGGGAAGTGATTATGGCGATTTCTATGTAAGTCCGGGCGCGAATTACATTTCGCTATGGATGGATGGCACGGATGCCAATACCAGAGCGGGCATCGTTTGGACGCCGAAATTCTGGGGGCTGGATGGAGCGCTGCTACAATGAGATATGAGTTAGTCTGGTATACGCACGAAGGTGTTAGAAAAGGCGTTATTCAAGCCTTTGAAAGTTTGGAGTACGTCAAAACTCAGAATGCCATTGGCGCATTGGTGATTAATATGCCGAGGGGGCTGATTCAATATGATCAATTCTCGGTTGGTGATATATTCGAGGTGTGGCGCGAGAAGGGCGGCGTGCTGGAGCTACAGAACGAGACCGCATATTTTCTGCAAGACTGGGAATTCTGGACGGATAGCAATGGAGCGGAATATATCCGCCTTGTAGCTTTTGACGCAAATTGGCTATTGGACACGGCGATTGTTTGGGCTTATTCTGGCAGTGCAGCGGCAAGTAAAACGGGCAAGCCGGACGATATGCTGAAGGCGATTGTAAAAGAACAATTAGGCGCGGATTCGGGCATTGCTTCACGGACAAAACTAACTTGCGCGCCGGACTTGAGCGCAGGCGGGTCGGCGATCACAAAGGCATTCGCTTACCGGAACGTGCTGACTGTGTTGCAAGAAATCGCCGAAGTGGCAAAGGAAACCAACGATGTGTGGCTTGGCTTTGACGTGGTAAGGACTGCGCCGGGCACGTTTGAGTTTCGCACTTACACGGGGCAAAGAGGACAAAATCACGGAAGAGCGTCTGGTGATCCTCGCTTGGTCGGCAAGCAGTACGGCAACCTAAGCCAAGCCGTATTTGGCACCTACCATGCTGATGAGCGGAATGTGGTGCTGGTTGCCGGGCAAGGGGAAGAAGACGCGCGGACTTTAGTTACACGTTCCAACAATAAACGGATGTTTGCAAGCAAATGGAACAGGCGCGAGTACTTCAAAGACAGCCGGGACGACTCCACCACCGCTGCGCTTGAGGCGGATGGGGATGCGGCACTGGACGAGTTCAGACCGCGCCAAGTTCTTACCGGGACTTTGCACGACACGCCGGGAATGCAATTTGGCATTCATTACCAGTTTGGCGATGTACTCAGTGCAGAGGCGTTTGGCTACCATGTGGACTGTCATGTGGGGAGCGTGAGAGTAAGGGTAGATCAGGACGGGGGCGAACAGCTGGACATCAAGCTGCGAGGCGAACTATGAGTAACTTTGACGAGAAGACGGTAGACCGCATCAAGCGGCTGGAGCGGGAAGTAGAACGACTGCAGGTAAAAGAGCGGCCGATTGTTATAACCGACCACGGAAACCTGACCGGGCTTGGTGATAACGACCATCCGCAATATCTGCTTACAACTGCCAAAGCTGCAGACAGCGACAAGCTGGATGGCAAAGATAGTACAGATTTTGTTGATAAAACAACTTTTGATAGCGGCTGGACTTCATATACTCCAACATTCGATGGTTGGACGGGAACGGTGTACAACGTTTGCAAATACAAAACGATTGGAAAAACTTGTATCGTCAGGATTAACATAACTTCTGGGACATCCGACTCGACAGATGGAAACATTTCCACTGCGACTCTGCCGTTCACATCCAGAAACGTTGCTAATCTTACATGGGATGGCGCATGTGGAAAGTGCGCTGATAATGGCACGATTCTTACC